TTACGCTACAATAAAACTAAATTACTTTATTAATCGTGGCAGCTACTATAAACGCAACTATAAAAGGAGAAAATGCCAATAGTTATGTCACATTGACAGAAGCTAATGATTATTTTGATACCTCCCCAGACTCTTCGACTTGGACAAATAAAACAGACGATCAAAAGAAAAGATCTCTAATATCTGCTGCTAGATGGATTGATACCTTAGTTTTTTACGGAGATAGATGTGATGATGGACAGGCATTGAAATTTCCAAGAAATAATTATCAGGTAGATGGAGTTGAATTGGCTTGTTCTAAAATTCCTAATCCAATTAAGTATGCACAATACGAATTAGCCAGAGCTTTAGCAAACGACACAGATGCAATAACAGGAACTACAGGAAAAGACGGAAACTTTGAAGAGGTAAAACTAGGTGATATTCAAGTTAAGTACAATACTTCAAGTCAGGGAACTGGATCTATAAATAATATTTTAGATGTTTACCCATGGTTACAAAGTTATCTTGGAGCGTATATGCTTGGTGGTGCTGGCAGTTTCCAACTACGGGCGGTTAGAGGATAATGGCAGGACAACTAGATTCACTATTAAAGAACGTAGCTAAACAGGTGGTGTCTCAACTTGGAGACTCACTAGACACAACTATTGTTTACACAAGACAGGCATCAGCTTCCTACAACACATCTACTGGTGCAGTAACAACCAGCGACACCAGCTACACAATAAAAGTTCCCGTAGAGTTTATACAGTCAACTGAAGAATCAGGCTATCAGGAAAACGTAGCTAGAATTTTTATAACACCTGATCTTATAGGAGACAGCCAACCGCTATTATCAGATGAAATTACTCTTACATTTTCTGGATCAACCAGAGTTGCAAAGATTACAAATGTAAGAACTTTGCGTGGCGGTCAGGAATACTTATTCAGAGTTGACGTTATTTTCTAATGACTTTAGTAAACGCAAGAGCAGCATTTGAAACCGCAATTAAAAATGCAGTAACAACTGCTGATAACACAGTAACAGTTGTGTTCGACAATATGCCATTTTCTGCTCCAGGTAAAACCAAAAAGTATGTAATGGTGAATCTTGATTTTACTCAGTCCACCACTCAACCACAGGGAGCAGCCATAGACTATTACGCAGGAACAATAAGATGTGCGATTATGACACCGTCTAACAAGGGAAGTGCGGTAGCTGCTGCAATAGCAGAATCAGTTATTGATGGAATGACATCAGTAAACGCTTCCAATTATTCTGATACTTTTTCGGTAACTCCAAGGGTTAGTCAGATAAGCGGTCCAACATCTGTTGTAACCGACAACCAAAGTCATTTTATGAGTGTTGTAAATTGCAACTTTACTGCCAATGCCTAGAGATATAAAACATCTGGTAAAAGACGTTGAAAACATGGTGTTGCAGGGTAAAGCAAAAGCAGCATCAAAAATACAATTTTCTTTACAGTATCGAAGCCCGTATTGGACAGGAACATTTAACGCTGCCTGGAAAGTACAAAAAGGCACACCTGTAGACCCTGTAAAACCAAGAAAAGAAAATCAAGGATATAGAAGCGGAGTAAGAGCACCAGAAGCAGGACCGATAATCAAAACTTCTCTATCAGAAGCTCTGTACATAGGTAACGAAACAGAATACGCTGGATTTGTAATAAATAGAATGAGAAGTTTAGAAGCTGGTCCATACGAGTTTAATTTTGGGTTAACCAGCGATCAAACATTCGGCAGGAACTCACAAGATAATCCTCGTGGTGTAGCTATGATTGAATTTTATGAAGATCTATTTGCTATAAACGCAGATACAAGTCCAATACCTAATAGTCCTGAGTGGTACTTCTATTACATAGCAACTGAAGAACTTACACAGGACATAGATCAAGCATTTGGAAGTGTAAAGTTAGGGCAATCTACATACTAAAGACACAATCAACAGTTTGAGTTATACTACAAGAATAGATATAACTTTTTATGCCAACAGTAAGAGCAATCGACAAACTAAAGCAAGCATTTAGTGTCGAAGAACGCAGTAGCTACTCTATTTTAAAAGGAGAAGAACTTATTTTAAAGATATTTTGGTCGCCTCTTACAATAGCTGATAGAGACACCATAAACAGTACACTAATAGCTATGAACAAAGGTCAGGAAGAGGGAAATCTTGACTTTGCTTTGCAAGTTATTGTTACAAAAGCCGAAGATGAATCAGGTGCAAAGATGTTTACAGCAGCAGATTTACCATCACTTAGAAGAGAAATACCTTTAGCAGTGTTGCTGGATCTTATGACTAAAATGCAAAGTATGGGCGAGGAGGAAAGCCCTGATGCCGTAAAAAGCTAAAATAAAAGAAGATAATTTTGTATATTTACAATTTTTTATTGCTGAAAAATTAGGTTATACATTTAAAGAGCTTCGAGAAAGAATGTCAATCCAAGAGTTATATGGATGGAACGCTTACTTTACAATTAAATCTGAACGAGAAGAAGAAGCCTACGAAAAAGCAAAAAGACAAGCCCAAACACGCAAAGTACGCTAAACTTCTAATATCCGTGTATTCTGCAAAAATCAGTGGCATCTGAATATAGCGTAAATATAAGACTGAATACAGAACAGGTAAAGAAAGACCTTAAAGCTATAAAAACTGATATAGATAAACTCGGCAAAGTAAATATAGGTAGTAGTCAAAAAGCACAGAGAACAGAAGCAAAAATAACAAAAAGTAAAGATGCTCAAAGGGCTGCGATGGTCGAAACTAGACGCATAGGCGATCTAGTACAGAAAGCAGCAGACCAAGGACTAAAAGTAGATAAAGCCAGACGAGCAATAAATAAAGCATCTTTAGCTGATGGCAGACAAGATTTTAAGACAGCAAAAGCCCAACAAAAAGTAGCTCTTGAAGAACTTAAAATTCAACGAGCTATAACAAAAGAAAAGGCACAGCAAGCAAGACTAACAAGTAAGTCTATGGCTGGCGGACCATTTATCAGTACAGGTATAACATCTTCAAGGTTTGGAAGCGTTGGACAGGCAGGATCTCCGAGATTCATTGCGAGCAGAGCAGGAATGATGCAGGGTCCAGCCGACCCCCCTTATGCACCAGGAATGTTTGGTTCATCTCCTATAGGTGGTTCAAGATTTATGTTTGGATCGCCAGCCCAAGTAGCTTTCGCTGGAAGAGGAATGGGTCGTTCAAGTTTACGAGGAAATAGATTTCAATTTGGCTCTCCAGCCCAGATAGAATTTTCTGGTAGAGGCATGGGTCGTGTGCCCGTAGGAGGTAGAGCAGATTTAGTTGGTTCTTTGCCAAATTTAAATCGTGTGGCTAGAGAAAACGCAATGCCTGTAAAGGGTTTCGAGTTTTTAGTCGGATCTCCTGCATACTACGAAGCACAGAATAAAGAAATACTAAGAATAGCTAAACAAAATGCTGTTCCTATAAGAGGGTTTAAACATTTAGTTGGTTCTCCTGCATACTTTGAAGATCAAGCTGCAAAATTAAAGAAAATTCAAACAGGAGCAAGCACGGGATTTACAGCATCGCAATTCGGACCTCAAGCACCTCCAATTAATATTGGAGCTAGGTCAGATTTGAACTTCCGAGGTAATACATTACTACGAGGTCCAGCAGGAACATCTGTGTTTGCACGAGGTAATTTAGGTAGATTATTCCAAGCTAACAGAGGAGCAGCATTACAAAGTGCTGCGATAAGTGGTGCATTTCCTTTGTTATTTGGTCAAGGACCACTTGCTGCTTTAGGTGGTGGAGTTGGCGGTGGACTTGGTGGTATATTTGGTGGTCAGATGGGAGGTTTTGCAGGAGGTCTAATTGGAACGGCTGTGGTATCTGGCATACAAGGTTTTACATCAAGTATAAGTCAGTTAGGACAAGCAATAAACAGCGTAAACAAAGATACAACACCACTTATCCAAGCCCTTGGACTAACTGGATCAGAATATGAAAAACAGATAAAAACACTTGAATCATTAGGAGATCAGGAAGCTGCTTTTGATTTAGTAAGACAAAAGATGACACAACAGGTAGGTTCAGATGGAGTTCAAGCTCTGAGTAATTTTGGCGATCAAACTAAAAAATTATCTGACGGCTTTAGTGTGTTCATGTTAAATATGCGAGTTGGTATTGCAAATCTTATAGAACGATCAGGAGTTTTAAGAGCTTTATCCAGATCAGTCGAAACTGGTGTAGGAATGGAACGAGCCAGGGAATTAGCAGGAGATAATCCTGAGATTGCTAGACTAATTAATGAATTTGAAAATGTAGGAAAAAATAGAGGATTAGGTGGAAGTATTGTACAAGCATTTAGAGATCCACAGGCAGATAAAAAAGAAAAAGACAGAATATTAGATGAGATAACAGCTTTAGTTAAAAAGAAGGATACAGAAGAAGAAATAAAGGCTATAAATGACGCAATCAACAAAGCTGCTCAGAAAAAGTTAACAACAGATATTAAACTACTTGAAAATAGTAGAGAAAGAGGCCACTTATCTGAACTAGAGTTCAGCATAGAAGAAAAACTACAAGATTTAAAAGACAAAGGCATAGAAGTAGACGAAGTAGACTTTGCTAACAAAATGCGTAAGTTAGACGCTTTACAAAAAGAAAGGCAGTTAGCTTTAGATACAGCAGCAGCATTTGAGAGAATGTCTCAGACAATAGCGACTGATATATCACAGGGAATACAGGGAATGATCCGTGGAACGTCAACACTCAACGATCTATTAAATAACGTGTTGAACAAACTCATAGACGCAGCATTTAATATGGCATTTTTTGGTAATCCACAGGGCACATTGGGTGGTGGAGGATTATTTGGTTCGATATTTAGTGGACTCGGAAGTTTATTTAGTCCTGTACCAGACCCGACTTTTGGAACAAACATACCCAGTGGAGCAAATTTAAAGAAAGGGTCTTTTGGTATTTCAACAATTAAGCGTGAAGCAGGAGGACCAGTAAAAGGAGGAAGTAGTTATCTTGTTGGAGAACGAGGGCCAGAAATGTTTACTCCAGGTGTATCAGGAATGATTACACCAAATCATGCTCTTGGCGGGTCTACAAATATAGTTATAAACGTAGATGCCTCTGGATCTTCTGTTGAAGGAGATGAACAGAGTAGCAGAGAATTAGGTCGTCTAATTTCAGTTGCGGTACAATCTGAATTAGTTAAACAGAAAAGACCAGGAGGCATACTTGCATAATGGCTACGTTTCCTTCAATAAAACCTACATACGGACAACAAAAAAGATCCGCACCAAATACCAGAACTATTCGTTTTGCTGATGGTTATGAGCACAGAATATTATTCGGACTTGCAGAGCATCAAAACCCAAAAGTTTACAATTTTACATTTGAAGTCTCGGAAACTCAAGCAGATGAAATAGAAAATTTTCTTGATGCCCGTGCGAACGACAGCGACAACTTTGATTTTACTGTTCCTGGAGAAGCTGCTGCACAAAAATTTGTTTGCGAAAATTGGTCTAAATCAATACCATATAACAATAGAGCAACGATCCGAACAACATTTAGAGAGGTATTTGAACCATGAGCACTGCTCCTATAATCACAGATTTACAAAAAGTAAATCCATCAGCAGTTATTGAACTATTTACTCTCACAACTGATTCAACTCTTCATGGATCGACAGCAACATATCGTTTTCATAGCGGAACAAACAGA